TCGTCTTCTCTCCCGTCATCATCAAAGAAGTCATTGAAATCGAAAAACGCGAACTTTTGCCACCACCCAACTATAAATTCCCTAACCACCTGCGCTTAGTTGCTTAATCACCTGGACTAATATTATGTATCTCATTAACGTTTATAAAAATACCGGCCTTTCTAAAGAAAAGAATAACCCTTATTCTCTCCCACGTTGTACCGTGCTTCAAGAATTTGAAGATGTAAACCGCGAAAGATTCCAATCTACTGGTATCGGTTTTATTCCCGTAGAATTGGCCGTTTCAGAATCTTTTTTTGATACCTTGTTTAAGTTTTATCGTGATAATGGCGGCGCTGATAAGCCTGTATTTGTTGCTTTAAAAACAAAGATGAATTCCGAGGGCAAAAATCTTGTTGTCGGTTTTTCTGTTTCTCCTGCTCAATCTAATGTTGACCAATCAGAAAACCCGTCTCCTGTCTTCGGCGGCAAAAAATCGGCTTAATCCATGACTGACGTTTGCATCATTTCCGGCAATGCCTACACCGCGCAAGAAATGCCCGGACTTGATCAAGCGTCTTGTCTTTCAAGTTCTGGCGTCTGGCAAGCTTGGCCAACCGATCTTGAAGCGCTTTTTAATACCTATTTCGCCTTTGATCCTTCTCTATTTGAGCTGCTCATAGGCTATTCGATCTTGGCCTTTATTACTGGCCTTGCAACTGGTCTAATCGTCCGATTGATGACCAAAACCACCGACCAGGGCGAAAGCCCTTAATAACTGGAGTTAAAACCATGAAATTTGTTAAAAACCTGAAAAAATTTGCTTCCAACAAATACGCGCAAGGCGCTGCTTTGATGGGCGCTGCTGGCGTTGCCTCTGCTGATGTCGGCGCCGACATTTCCGCCGCTTTCACTGGCGCAAACGCCAATGTAACGACTGCTGCAGGCGGTGTAATCGCTCTCGTTGCCGTTGTTACCGGTATCGGCCTGATTATCTCTCTGTTGCGGAAGTAATCGTATGTTAACCACGGTCATCATGGCATCTGTCTTTTTCTTTTCCTTTCTGGCAGGTTTCAATGTTGCCCGTGGTTAGTTTTTTTTTATTACTTTTGATATTTCCTTTAACTGCTTCCGCTGCTGTTGTTAATTATTATTATTCTACTGCTTCCGCTGCTTTAAGCGCTTGCAAATCTGATAATAATAATGCGTGTGTTCAAACATCAGGGAATTCTCCATCATGTATTGCCGCTCCTTCGGATTCCAATAACTCTACTGTTTATCTTCGTCAAGACCCTGCTAATTACCAGAAATATTATTGGTATTATGGTTGCGTTTCTGGTTCGCCTTCTTCTTGTACTGGCGGCAAGGTTACAGATATTAATTCAGGTTCATGCGTTTGCCCCGCTGGTCAATCGGAAGTGAACGGTGTTTGTAAGCTTCCCGAGCCTACTTATTCTCAGGATTGCCCAAAGGATCAATATCGCATTTCTAGCGGTTGTGTTCCTATTCCCGATTGCAATAAAAATTCTTCTACTGGCGGCTTTTTCTTTGATGTAACTCTTGCTCCTCCTGCGTGTGCACGGACCGATATTAATATCTGCATGAGTGATATTAATACTATCGATTGCCCTGCTTTAGATCATGATTGCATCAAGCCTGGTCAGATTTGCTCAAACAATCAGGCAAATATTGATTATGCAAATTCTTCTCAACCGGTCAGAAATGCTTCCGCAAAAACTCAATCCCAGTCTGCATCATCTGATGCCGCTGCCCGTTCTTCTGACGCCGCCGCCTCTGCATCTGCAAAGCAAGCTGCCGCGCAAGCCGCCCAACAAGAAGCCGCCGCCGCTGCTGCCGCTGCTCAGGCATCCGCACAGGCTTATCCTCCGCCCAGTCCAGAGACTCAAGCCGCGCAACAAGCCAGCGCCGCTGCTGCTGCCAAAGCCGCTGCTTCTGCTGCTGCCGCTGCTGCCGCGGCTGAATCCGCTGCCGCTGCTCAACAGCTTGCCCAGCACGCCGCCGCTGATGACTCTATCATTACTCCGTCTTATCCTGGTGGACGTTCCGAAAATGCTGCCGGTCATGCGTCCGGTGATTCTCTTGGCTCGCTTCAAAGGTTAAATGATACTCTCGCCGGCATTTACACCGGCCCCAATGGTGACGGCGAGGGGGGATCGGGTACCGGATCGGATGGTTCTGCTGATATGGGGTCTTGTCCTGGCTGTGCAAAAGAATCGACTTTAGCCAAGCTTGGCGAGGGTGTTCGTAAAACAAAAGCCGCTCCCGGTTCCGGTTCTTTTGATAACTCCGAGCCGTCTCAGGCTCTCATTGATGCTCAAGCCGATCTTGATGCCAAATTTGCCGAGGTTAAATCTGGCCTTTCTAATTCCGTAAAGCTCAATGCATCCGGTTCCGGCCAGCTTCCCGTTTTCGATTTCGGAACCATAATGGGCGTTCACGTCATTGTTGACCTCAATAAATACGCCGATCCCCTTTCATGGGTTGGCCTGCTCGTGTTGTTCATGGCCGCTTTAATTGCCGTTCGCATATTCCTGGAGTAATCATGTCCGTTATCGTCGATATAGTGAACGCTGTCGTTGAATTTCACGACACCGTTACGAATTTTATATCCGAAACCGTCTATGATTTGCTCGCAAAATGGACGGCATGGTTTATTGAGTGGTGGGCTGTCGCTTGGATTAAGATCAAAATCCAGGCTCTTATTTTCTCTTACAAAGTCGCCCAAAACCTGATAGCCGACCTTAACCTAAGCGCGTTTCTCAATCAGGCTTGGTCTTCTCTTGACTCTAAAATTCTCTCTATGTTGGTTTTCTTCCGTGTGCCCGAAGCCGTTAATATTATTCTCAGCGCGGGTATGACAAAATTTGTTTTTCGTTTCTTGGGCTTCTGATGGCGTCATCTATTCATCATGGCCCCCCTGGCAGCTTTAAAAGCTTTACTCTCGTCCAGCGCTTTGTCATCGATGCGTTGCAGCAGGGTAGGGTCGTTGTTACCAATGTTCGCGGCCTTACTTCGATCGATCGCATTCAAGATCAATTCCCAGACCTTAAATTCCCTGAATCTGCCGACCTCTGGTATGTAGATACCGAAGTTGCCGAGCAGCGCAAATGGATGGCGGGGTGGTTCCATTGGGCGCCTCTCCGCGCCCTTGTCGTTATCGACGAGTGCCAGCGCATTTATCCGAACCGCAGAGACTTCAAGCCCGAAAGCTTGGACATTCCTATTTATCCTACCGGTTTTGTTCCCGACGAAATCACTATCGAGATTCACGACGACTATACCGGTCATACTTCGGTTGTGCATCGACCCGAAGACGTTTTGACCGCCTTTGATATGCAGCGTCATTTTCAGTGGGACATTTTCCTTTCTACGCCGAATATTGAGAAGGTCAAAGATTTTATCCGTCAGACCTCCGAAACCGCCTACCGCCATAAGTCTTTATCTGGCAAGCTTCCTGAATCCCTGGCAAAGCTTTTTGGCCTCTTTAACTCCTGGTATGAGTTTCAACATGACCCCGAAAATTCCGGCAAATATTCAGCAAACATTATCGGCAAGCCTCGAAAATACAAGGCTGATGAACGCGTCTTCCGCTGCTATCAATCCACCGCCACCGGCGAGCACACGGCCAGCAAGGCAGACCAAAGCATCTTGGGCGATCCGAAGCTCAAGCTTCTTTTGTTTGTTATGGTTTTGGCTGTCGGAACTCTGGTGTATTCTTTTGCAAATTGGTCGAACACTCACAAATCAGGTTCGTCCTCTAATTCCTCGGCTTCTCCGGTTCCCGCTGCCGATCATTCGGGCGGTGGGTCTCCAGTTCATCGAGATTCTAAAAACCGTGCTCTTGCGGCTTCTGGTGACGGTTCTACTTATGTACCTGTCCAGCAAGCTGCTCGTTTCTTTGATAATTTAGGGCATCACCTTTTGTTGATCGCTTATCACCGCATGTCCGATCGCGATCATGCCCATTTATCTTTTGTTTCCGATTCCGTTGACGGCCTGGTTAACGTAAGCTATCGCGATTTGTTCGCCGCCGGCGTTCGCGTTTCAGTTCACGGCCTGTGCAGCTTGGTCCTTATCGCGCCTGATGGCTCTGTGCTCAATCTGGCCTGTCATTCTTCCCGCGTTCGCTCTTGCTCTGCGTCTGTTGATTCCGTCGACCTGGTCATCCGCCGCGATTGCTATAAGTACGGCGATCCAAAACCTAAATCGACCCCTGAACAGCAAATTCCTCAAAACGCTTTGGTTGCCACCGCATCACAGATTGTTCCTGTCGATGTGCCGGAGGCAAGCAGCCGCGTAGAGCGGTAGCTGGCGCGGCTTTGCCGTCGGCATCAAGGCAAAAAAGGGACATTGCCTCAACAAGCAAACCCCATGCCAATATTAAACCTATTAAATTCTGCATTTTAAAAAGTCAAATTTATTTTTTTCACCACCGCAAAACCCGTGCCACTAAGCCCCGGAAACGGGGCTTTTTTTTTCCTTCGAAAGTGTAATTACAAACAAACAAATAAATGTGCTGCACCCTTCGCCAGGCTTATGACCTGCCAAAGCAGCGCGCAGAACCACACCGAGCGCAGACCGCGAAACCTTGTCCGCGCGGGAACCTACAAAGCCCGACGGCCTTGATCTTTGCCAGTGGTCGCTGATCCTCTCAGACAGCCGGCCCCTTGCCCACCTTTCCTAAAAAATAACGATTTTCGCATCGCGGGATGGTTCACACATTGAGGCCTGCAGGCAGTAGGGCTTTTCCGGTCTACGCTTTTGCTTTTGCTTTTGTTCGGGGCAGGGGCTTTTGAGCGGCTTGGGAAAAAAAGTGTGAGAAGTGCAAGTAACACTCACACTTTAGTATGGAATCCCATACCAAAGTGCAGCTATACGCGACGACCTAAGGCATTGAAATATATGGAAAAACCAAGAAATCATTTTTTCGCAAAACCCTTGCAAGCTTATGATTATAAAGGGTTATTT